ACGCGCAGAATTGGAGGAATTAAAGTGACGGGCAATCCGGTAACTGACGTAACAATAACGCTATTAGCCGTGCTCGGATTTACGATATTAATCGTGCAAGAGTACGTGAATATGAATATGAAGGATAGACGGAAGGGGCGTAGAAAATGAGCAACTATGGAACGCTATTACTTTCGAAAGTAATCGAAACGAACGATGTCGGCGCACTTGCCCGTCATAATATCGCGGCCGATCATTTTAAATCGATTGCTGACCGCAAGGCTTACGAGTTCATTCGTGACTATGCGGAGCAGAATCGAGGGCAGTCGCCAAGCTATGCGGCAGTAACGGAAAATGTGACGGATTTCATGTTCGTTCCGCAAGTCAGCGATAGTTACGAATACTTGACGCGTCGACTATTGAACGATGCTGGCCGAGCCGAGTTCGTCGAGTTTGTGCAGTCGTCAAGCGGTATGTCAGCGCTATTCGACGAGCACCAAAATAATATTCCGGAATTAATTGACAAGCTGACGGAGAAGTTCGATAATATTAAATACCGAACGGATGTTCGTGATAAAATAGGAACGGACATTAAACGAGATACGGAAAAATTTATGGCGGAGTTCGATCGTCGTAAAGAAGGCAAGTCGTTTAAAACTTGGCGAAGCAATTTCTCGAACATCGGCGAGTATGTTAGCGGAAATATGTACGTGTTCTATGCGAAGTCCGGCCGAGGCAAATCGATCATTGCAGCGGTAGAGGAGGCACTTGAAATGGCGTTGCAAGGCGCGACCGTTCTTATTTGGTCGATGGAGATGCCGTGGTTCGAAGTCCTGGTCCGCTTTTATGTATCGCTAAGTGGACGCAAAGGGCTGACGTCGGTAAACGTTGCAGGCATGGATTTAACGGGAGGATTTGACGCCAATGACGTTCGTAGCGGTCAAATGGCGCAAGAGTTCGAGTCAGCCTTCAGATTCTTTCTCGATAATATAAACGCTGAGATTCCGGGCAATATCATCGTTAGAGGCGTGGATGACCACGACTTTAATAATCGTAGCCTGCGCCAATTAGAAGCGGATATATTGCAAACGAAGGCGGACGTCGTTGTAATCGATCCTTATTACTATCTCGACTACGAGAAGAACGTGAGCAAGACGGCTGGCGGAGATGCTGCGGAAACTTCGAAAAGGTTGCGCCGATTAACGGGAACTCACCAGGTCGTAACGATTGCTATAACGCAGGCGGACGAAGGGAAAGAAACGAGGGATGACGATGGTGAGCGAGAGTTGGCGTTGCCAGAACGTGAGGCCGTGAAAAAAACTAAGGCGTTGCTGGAAGATGCGTCGATGCTTATTGCGATTGATACGGACTACAAACAGGGCCGAGGTCTTATCGGAATCAACAAAGGGAGAAATGGCGGAGAAGGTGAAATAGTAGAAATTATCTATTGCCCACAAGTCGGAGTTGTTCGCGAAATCGAAACGGGGATAGCTTCGGTGGCTCAGTTCGACTTTTAGGTGTGATATTTATCACAGAACCGATATTCTACGTTTGTTATTCTTAGTAAACGTGTAGGATTATCGCAGAAAAATATTTTCTTTCAAAAAGGGTGGAAAATTTTACGTAGCACGGGTAAGTTAGTAAGATAAAGTAGTGAGAAAATTTAGAAATAGTTTGTAAGCTTCCGGGGATGTATCTCATTACTTAGTTTGTGAAATAGTAGATAACGAGAATTTACTTGCTGGAGGTAAATTTGGTCAAGGTGGATATAAAGTATTTGGCGGTCTGCACGGTCTTGGTCAGCTATTAAAAAGGATTTGCAAGGGTTCCAGTCTATACACAGCAATAATTTCGGGCGCCATCAATATTGGTGAAAATGCTCAAGGAAAGCCCTACAAACCCAGTAATACCAATGTTTTAGCTATGGCGAAATACCATCGAACAAGTAACGATAAAGAATTAATCCGTTATGACGTAGAATATCGTATAATAGAAAGGCAGGCGGAAAACAATGCCAATCGTTAGAGTAAGTGGCTACGACGTTAACGTAGACGTTAGAGCCGAGCTAGAAGAGTTCGAGTGGACTCGCCCTAAGTGGTCGTATGATAAGTTGATAGCAGCGAGCCCTTTCCGTTATGATCGTTCGCCATCGTTCTTTGTGCGATTAGAACCGTTTGGCGAGTTTCCTGCGGGCACATGGGCCGATAGCGGTTATTACGACGAAGAATATAAATCCGGAAATTTTGTCAAATTGATGTCATTTCTTCGCAATGAAACATACGAGGAAACATCCGATTATCTACTCACCAAATATGTCGAATTGTCGGAAACTTCCAACCAAAGACTTATTTTACCGAACTTGGCCGAAAATAGGGGTAAAACGGTTTTGAATCGTGCTATCATTGACGTACTTAAGTCAAGTTATTTAGAAAGCCGGTCTATTTCGGAGAGTGTGCAGGCGCAGGCTCTTGTCGGACGAAGTCGATACCGTGGGTTCGTAGCAATACCGTGGTATGACGCAAACGGTGACCTTGCTAATGTTAAGTATCGGGCAACTCGCGGCAAAGCGTTCTTCTACGAAAAAGGTGGACGTCCTATACGCGAGCTCGTTTATGGCGCCGATTTATATAAGCGTTATAGCGGTGATTTAATCTTATGTGAAGCGGAAATTGATGCGCTGAGCTGGCGAACAGCAGGCGTTGCAGCAGTAGCAGTCGGTGGCGTAGCATTTACGCATTGGCACGCTGATATATTGCGTAGATTACCGTTTGATAGATTGATAGTTGCGGGCGATAACGATAAGGCAGGCGCTAAATTTAACGAGCAAGTTGTCAGAGCATTAGGAAAAGACAGACGGATTGGCGTGTTAGATTGGCGGGGAATTGCCGAAAAGGATGCGAACGATCTTTTATGTGGATCGGGCGGAATTGCGCTACGGGCTACGCTAGCGGACGTTATCGACGTAAGCAATAATCTGCTCGACTGGAACGTCAAGATAGGCGCAAAGTAAGTCGATGGTCTGTAATGTAACGTAGCCTGTGTCGTTCTTTAAATGCGTTGCTGTTACCGGATGGATTCCGATATCACGACGCAAGCGACGGTAAGAAATGCCTCTTTCACGCAATATATGGCGCAAGGGCTCGTACGTTATCATAAGCCTTACCTCCGCCTTAATTATAGCGGTTGTCAGACTATTGCGGAACGGGTGGTACGAAAACTGAACCGTCTATGTGTTCGGTTGGTCCGGTATGTGACGGACTACATCCTCGATGGGAGCGTTTAAGTACGTGCAAATGCGGTCCAGGATAGTTAGGTTGACGAGTCCGGAGTCGTTATTAAGTTGAACAGCAGCGATTGAGTGAATGTTGCACTCGCGTCGCAGTTCACGGAAAGAGATGTTTCGTTCTTGTAGTAAAATTCGTAGTGGTTCGTATGTAAACATTTTTTGGACAACTCCTTGTAATTGGTTTGATATATAAACCATATTATAGTATAATTATTCCATAAATGGTAGTATCTTGTATTGTACGAGCTTACTATTTTAAAAGTTTCAAAAAAATTTCTAGAACTGTTACAAATTGGACGATGTAAGTCCGCTATGTATATTAAGGAGGCGGTAGTATTTGGACAAGTTAATATTAATCTATCAAGATGATTGGGTTGTGCGATACGTACAACGAAAGGTAGACGAGGTATCCCATGAGATATCAAATACCGAAAAGTTGGAAAATGCAATTTACAAGCAGTTAGAGAGGTACTTCGGTTCTCAGCCGAAAAGAAGCATTAAACGAATTAGGCATCTAGTAGATCGGGAAATATCCCAAGCACGAAAACGGTATGGAAAGCAAAACACAATCTTATTTAGCGATTTGGCGGTCGCTAATGACTCCGGTGAAACAGAACTGGAATTCGAGCCGAAAGACGCTTTGGCGAGCGTTGAGGAAACGGCTTTAAATAATTCCTCATTTACGGAAAAAGTCACCGCTTTGGCGAGCAGTGACCGAGAGTTGTACGTACTTAAAGCATGGGCACACGGAGCTACTGATTCGGAGATTTCCTTAGCTTTGGCGAGCGTATTTGGAGGAAATCCTAAATCGTTACGTGTGTTTGTTAACCGCTTCAAGTCACGTTGTCGGGCGCAATTAAGCGCCTGACTATTAAGTTGTTTGCGCGAATTCTGTTTCGCGACATATTACGTCTATTTACTTACTATGCAGCGAGTAGGCGTAATATGTATAAAATTCGTTAAATGTTCTTAAAAAATATAAAAGATATATAAAGTCTATTATCGGCGGTCGGTGTTATGTAAAAGCATATTATATTATTATTTTTATTATCTGTTTTTGTTGACTATAGACAACCGCCATTAACGTTAGTATACCACGAACGCCGTAATTTTAAACTGCAAACGCTTAAAAATAGGAGGTTTCACGGAAAATGTACCATTTTTACGATATATTCGACACATTCTCGGAAAAGTATGACGAAAGTACCGACTTTCTCTCAGAAACTGGACGTATAAGCTACGATTACGACGGCTGCTTACCGTCAGATGACGATGCTGCGGATCATTATCGCATCACTCAACGACGTTTCTAACGTAATTTTATAATATATTCTACGCAGTTTCAACGCAAAAGTTTCGTTTTTATTTAAATTTTCTCGGAAAGGGAGCGGAAATTATGAGATGGAATCCGACAGTACACGCAGTAAGACGCTTAAAGGAGCGTTGCGGAATCGATGAAACGCAGGCAAAACCGTTTATTAATCAGTTAATGAAAACGGCTAAGTACGTTACAACGCAAGGTCCCGATAGACTTATCTACAAAGCGGAAGGGCTCGACTTACTTATCGCGGTTAATCCGGAAAAGAATACGATCATTACGGTACACAGCGCCACTGAAACGGATGACGGCGTACCTACCGCTATCCAAGTGCAATCGAAATCAGTCGCATCTATTACAGTGAACCGCCTGGCAAGCGCAATCAAGCGTGAGTTCGACCGTATGCAACGCGAAGTTAGACGCGAGGTGCGCCAACTAAGCGAAGAGTTAGCGCGACTTAATATCGAAGTGGCGACGCTCAACCTTAATAAAATCCGTTGCCGAGCGCCACATACGCAAAGTCTGATTCAATCGCGCATTGACGCAATGATGGCGGAGGCAGGCGAACTGGCAAAGCGCATTGACGCGAAGTTGACGGAGGTTGAAATGGCACAATCCGAAGTAGAGGCGGTAGTCGGTGAATAATTGAACGAAATTGTTGAGTAGAAGGAGTTGTAAAAATGCCAAATCAAAATGCTGAAATCATTGATGAATTGAATAGACGTATTGAAGAAGCGGAAGATAACGAGGAAATAGAAGCAACTGATACATTGAAAAGTTTTTACGAGTGGTTTATTGAGAAATACATCTACTAAGCAATTCGACAATATGGCGAGATAAACGCTCGCCCGTCCGTAAATGTATCGTAGGTTGCGAAGGGCTTTGCTCTTGCAGAGTATTTGCGTAAAGGTTGCCGGCACTCCCTACGGTGCGTTTACGGGCGGTGGCTTCCACGGCTCGGCAAAATTTAACGCGCAATCAAGCGCAAAAGGAGACGGTTAAATGAGTCAATTTACAAGCGGTTTAGATGCGCTTAATGCGCTAAATGCAACAAACGAGGGTGGCGGAAGTGGGCGCGAGTTCACATCGATTAAATCCGGAAGCAAATTCCTCGTAAAAGTGGTCGATAAAACAGCCGTCCAAATGGCGTACAGCTTCGGCATCTTCAAGCAAATCAATTCATTTGTTGCGAAGAATCCGTCAACGCGCTCAGCTACGGGATGGCCGACAGATAATTTAACGCCGTGGGATAAAGCGTTCTTGTATCACAAAAACAAGTCGAAGGATTTCAACGACGAGCACGGACAAGAGGCGTCTAAGTATCGTGCTAAGCAGCGATTTGCTATGGCCTTCTTCGATATCGATCAAGGCGACTATATCATCGTAGACTTATCGAAGAAGCAAGCGCAAGCAATCGCGGCAACGATTACGAAGTATGAGAAGAAGCTCGGCAAGTTAGCGTTCGAGCTCGCAAAGGAAGGCACGGGCACGGCGACGACAGTATCTCTATCGCCAGTACTCGATATGGACGATGACTTAACGGATAAGCAACGCGAGAACTTTGCAAAAGCGCCAGCCGAGTTCGATCACGCCATCTTCAACGGAATTTGGTACGAGCAAGATGAAGCGCAAATGGTCACGCTATTACGCCAAGCCG